AAAAAAACTGGTGCTGTTTTGTCAGTGGTGTGTCGTCCCGAGACACGGCTGCTCTCATTGATCAGATGTGGATGCTCGTTGAGGATGACGTTGGCACATTCGACTCGTCCGTTTGTCCCGAAATGTGTGAGTTCGAAGTCTGGGTTGCTAAGCAATTCGGTTGCCCAGCTTTGATAGTTCAGCTCATGTTAGCCAACGTTGATACTAAGGGATACACTTTCCACGGTGCTTCGTTTTTCTATCCCGGTGGGCGCAAGTCCGGAGATCCTTACACATCGCTCTTTAACTCAATGTTGAATGCATTCATGCACACTTTCATTATTAAGCGAGCAACAGGCTGGAACCTCAAACATCTGATGGCTAACGTTCGGATGCTTGTGGCTGGTGATGATAATGTAATGGCCATTAATCATCATACGCCCATCCCCTTCGTTGCCGAGATGTTGTCTCTAGGGTTTAATAGTGAGGCCATATTACGTGAATCAATTCATGAGGTCGAATTTTGTTCGTGTCGTGTCTATTACGACGATGATGGTCCATTCTTCGGACCCATGCCAGGAAAGGTCCTGTCTAAATTTGGCTTCATCAATTCTCCCCCCGAGGATGTAACACGAGAGAGCATGCTTCGAGGCATAGCTCTAGGCCTCAAAGCCACGTGTTACTACCTACCCCCCATACGCGCCATCGTGGATCGCGTGCTTCACTTGACGTCGGGTCATGAAGCACTCTCATCCCGTTCTGTACTTCATAAAGCAGAGGAATGGAACATGTCCTTTGACTTCACCTCCTTCGATCGGAAAGGGGATGTAGAAATGTACATCAGCCTCCAGGCCACGTATGGGTGGAATCCAACCGTTCAGCGATCGTTCGCACGTTCAGTGTCATCTCTTGAACTGGACTCCGTGTTCAATGATCCCTACTTCCACATGCTCTGCGACCGTGATACATCAGGTCCTCAGGTGCATGCTGCTTAAGTAGCGTACTTCTACCCCGGGCTAGTTCACCCGGGGCGTAAAATCATTCGTTAAGATGAACTAGTTTCGCACTCCGCCAACCTAACTTTAAGGTTTTAAGTAAAACCAGAAACTCCCATGTATCATTTGCCTCCGTTAATCTGAGCAGGACGGAC